CAGTTGGTGGAACAAGATGTCCTGTTCCCATTTTATCTCTTTGAGTATAACCTACTATTGCTCTTTCAGTCGGAACTGCCGTATTACTATCATTTGATAATGTTTCGTCTGTACTAAATTCATTAATTGTTGCACCTAACTCAGCACCAATAGAACCTAGTTGTAATTCTGATAGACCAGAAAGGTCAAATGCGTCTGCGTTAAGAGTTGCAACACCTGTTGCCTGTTCAATTCTGAATAAGTCACCAACTCTAAAGTCACCTTTTTGGTCAGAAGATACAAAGTAAACACGGCCACCATTTGTTTCATCAACCTCATCTTCTTGTGAAGCAACTCGACCTGGAGTGCCAGGATAATTTGTATCTGCAAAACCACCAGTTCCAATATCTAAGAAGTCATGTCCTGTTAAACGGACATTTGAAAAGTTTTGTGTAACATCAGCAACAGTATTATCTGCTTTTTCATTTGAAGATGTAATACTTTCTGTTAATCTAACTAATGCTGTTTCACCTGAAGTATCTTCTTCAGAAACAAGTGAAATTCTATAGTATTTACTGTCGCCTGTAAATTTAATATTTGTTGCAACTTTAATTAAACCAGTTGAAGTTAATGCTGTTGTTCCTGAAGATACAGCAATTAGAGGACCATATTGTCCTGTTTGAGCAGCCGTACTGTCACCAAATGAACTATCTAAGTCAACTTGAAAAGTGGAACTATCTTCTTTTGTAATTGTAACAGTTTCACCTTGTGTAAAATTACCACTTCTACTTTCAATATGTAAATAATCTAATGAAATGTTAACTCTAAAAATTGTAGCAGTTGCGCCAGATGTATCACCTGAAATTGTAGCAGTACCTTGACCGCTTGTAGCAATCATATCTGAAATATCGGATTCTGTAGCTGCACCTACAAAAGTTGTAGCATTGTATTTTAATAATTCACCACGAGTTTGTACATTTACAGCATTTTCTTGTGCGTCTGTACCGTCTGCAACTGCACCTAATTCACCATAAGCAGATGAACAGTTAAGACCTCTAATAAAACCACCTGCACTTGCAAAAAAAGATTTAGCACAATAGTAAGTAAAGACAGAAACCATTTCACCACGGCCTCTTGCAAGAGCGTGAACACCAATACCATCGGAGTTAATTTGAGTAAAGTCATTGGCAAGAATTGACCTATTACCAGTTGTTCCTAAACTTTCATGTAAATTACCATCAATTTGAATACCTGTTGCATTTGCATTTATAGAAGAACAGTTTTGTACATAAGGAGAGGCAGTAACAACTCCAGCAGTTGGGTCTAATGATGTAACAGCAGCTACACTTGTGCCGCCAGCAGTAGGTGTACCAGTTAAACCTTTCATTGACATTTGAACAAGGTTAGTTGTATCATTTAACAACCACATATTAGAAGCATTATTATTTTCTAATGACGCAACTCTAAATGTTAAATTTGTAGAACCACCTAAACTAGAACCCGAAATTGTAATTGTGTCTGCGACTGCATGGCCATAACCTCCATGATAAATCGTAACTGTTGGTGTTGAAGAACCATCGGTAGTAACATTTACTACAACATCTCCACCACTTCCTGTTGTTGATGTTTGGTGTATGTACTCGTATGTTCCTGGTTGTCCGCCAGTACCACCTGAAATCGTATCAATTGTAGCAATTTGATGACCTGTTCCACTTGCTGGTCTTACTTCAGTACCTCTTAAACTTTCACCTTGTACTGTAACACCTTTTGGAATTCTTAAAGGTAAATTTTCTCTATAAACACCATTTTTAACATAGACAACATCACCAACTGAAGCAGAAACTACTGTAATTGTAATATCTGTAGCACCACCTATTTGAGCACTAGGAAATGTAATAACATCTCCAACTGCGTGTCCTGAACCACCATCTACGAGTGTAACTGTTGGTGTTGAAGAACCATCTAATATTGTTCTGATTTGGCTTCCTGTACCTGAACCAGTTGTTGCTGATTGAGTTACATCATATGTACCTGGAGTACCACCTGTACCACCTGTAATTGTATCAAAACTAACAATGTCACCAGATGTCGCTACAGATAAAGCTTTTTCAATTGTTAAGAAAGGTAAAAATTGTGTACCTGGATTGCTGTCTGAACCTGAGTTAGCAACATATTTAACATTTGCTCCTTCAGCATTTGACCAAACAGGATCCTGACCAGCTGTTGTTAATACTGAACCAGAAATACCAATAGGTAATCTTGTTGCTTGTGAAGCATCTTGGAAAAGCAAATCACCTCTTGTAGTTAATACAGCACCAGTGTCTCCTTGAGCAAGTAATTGCCAAGTACCACTATCTGTTCCTGGTGTTGTGTTTAAATCTCTATCTTTTAATTGTACATATGAAGATGAAACATATCTAACAACATCACCAATATTATATGTAGATACTGCACTCCAGCCACCTGTTCTATAATTTAAACCACTTACAATTAAATCCCAATAAGATGAATTTGTAGAACCGTCTGTATTTGCTGGATATTGATTTGTATGATTTGCATTTGCGACATATGAATTACCACCATACTTAACTACATCTCCAGTTTTGTATGTTGTTCCGTGTGAGTATGTTCCTTGATTTTTATAACCTGTTGTAATTATATCCCAATACGAATTGTCTGTAGGTGTTTGTCCTGAAGCTGGCGTAGAGTTAACATAAACATATGTGTAACCACCATAGTTTACTACATCACCATCTTGGTAAACTGTACTAGCGTCATAAGTATCTTCCCATTGTAGACCTTCAGAAAATACTTGCCAGTTTGAACCAATTGCAAAGTCTGAAGCTGATGTGTGTTGTAAAATACATCTATACTGATATGCACCATATTTTACTAAATCATTTAATTTGTAGAATGTTGAACCAGCCCAATCACCTTTGAAGAAAAGTCCTTCAGTATGTAATTGCCAGTATGAATTTGAATTTAAATCTGTATAGAAATCTGCCGTTGAAGCTGCTGATGTGTGGTTTGTAACAGCAACATAAGTGTTACCGCCATATTTTACAATGTCGTCTATTAAGTAGGCAGTTGAAGTACCCCAATCACCTCTCCATTTAAATTTAAGTCTACCTAGAACAAAATCTGCCATATTAATCCTCTATATTACTTCCAGTCTTTCTGGATAAATTGTATATTGTGTAATTCTATCATTCCAAGTAACATTCAATTCATTTTTTTTGGCTAATACTTTTTCAGTTAATTCTGCTTCAGTTTCAGCTGTCATTTCTAACAACTCAACTTTACAGTTATTAACATCTTTAAATTCTACAAAACATCTGAATGCCATTTTTTTATCCTATTTACTATCTTTCATATATTTATACTACACCGACCAAGTAGTTGCGTTAACAATTGAACTTCCGTTATAACTTGCAAAGTCACCATCTGCCACATCATCTGGAAAGTTTACCTCATCTACAGGCATTTTCTTATTTTCTACTTTAACTAACTTGCCGTCGCTGTTTAATTTATAATGATTTCTACCACTTTCAAACTTGTATTGTTGGTAGGTATCACTTGTTTCATTTTTATATTCTTTCTTAATATGTCTTACAAATATCTCCGCATTGTTATGAGGAGCTCTTGTAAAAGTTAATGTAGTACCAGATACAGAATAGTCTGTAGTTGCTGTTTGTCTTGCTCTATCTACAAATACAGCCAGTCTATCTGCACCGTCACTAGGATAACTTTCACCTAGTGTAAAAGTTGTATCAGAACCATCACCTGTAAAAGTATCATCTGTACCAGAAATATACTCTTCTACAACTGCAACATAATCAGCGTCACTAGATAATTCAGTAGAACCACCATCATTACTAAAAGTACCCACATTTTTATCTCTTAATGTGTAATACAATTTACCGTCTTGTGTTCTTCTAAGACCATGAAAGGTCTCGCTGAACATATTGTTACCACGGTTACCTGTGTTTACGACATGATTATTAATTGCCATTAACTAATCTCCAATATACTTGCAAACGCCTCAACATCTACAGACGAACTGTCTGGATTAGGGTCTGCATAAACTCTTAAAATATCATTGGCTTCTAAGTTTATAGGTTTATCTAAAACTAAAGTGTTGTTTACATCTACCTCTAAACTTCTACCTACATGAAAAAATGTAGAACCGCCGTCTGTCGTAACTTTTACATTTACATTTGCAATATTAGTAGCACTTTTATTTGAAATATATAATGCGTGAACTACAGCGGATACAGAACCACCAGCTGTGTACATGTTACCAGTTGCGTCATCTAAAACACCAACATCTAAACCATAATTTTTAAACGAACTTGCCACTTATTATCCTCCAAATACTATACTGTATGCTAAAGCGTCACCATCCATTGCAACTGTACCTGATTGGTTAGGCAATGTAATTGTTCTATCAGCAGTTGGTTCTGCAACCGTTAAAGTTGTTTCAAATGCGTTTTCTAAAAATCCTTCAAAAACTAAATTTGAACCGTTTAATGTAATGTCATTTGTTGTAACTGCA